CACGTCCCTGGCCACGGGCTACGGGCAAGATGCCACGATGGCGGCACACGCGGCGGATCGCCTCGAGCGCCGTCTCTTCTGATTTAAGCGAAAACTTCTTAAACGGGCTCTTGTCGCCAACCTCATCGACAACGGAAATGCCGAAGGGCTTGCAAATAGCGGAGATTATTTGATGGGCGCTGCGCCCTTTCCATTGGCCCGGCTGGTTGGCGGCGCTGCACTTCTCCAGAAACCCGGCCGCATCGCGCCCTTTGATGGTTACCCGGTGGTTGCTCTTGTCGTGGTAAGGGGCGGGGCTTTCCACCTGGCCGGTAATCACCGCCTGACCGTTGATGGCCACCGTGCAGGACGCGCCGATCTTGATGGGCCTGGCGTTTGGCTGATCGCCCCACTTTTCCGAAACCGTCAACTCAAAGGCCCCGGAGATGGACTCGAGCGACAGGCGGACGTGGGACGATTTCCATCCGCCGTATTCGATACCGTTCACGGTGAGGGTTACATCGCTGGAGAATGAGTTCATGAGCGCAACACCTCGAGCTCCCGGCCGCCATCTATAAAGCCGGGCTTAAAGACCTTGTTGCGGGTGACGATCTCGGCGGCGCGGGTTTCGACCTGGCTAAGGTCGGCCCCATAGAGCTTGTGAGCGATCAGCAGCGAAGATTGGGTAGTCGATGGGGTATGGGAACCGAGTGTGACCAGGTCAGCGCCTCGGATCGAAATATCCTCGATGACGTCGCTGTTAAGTTGGCGGAAAGAGCGCCACAGATCATCGTCGCCATTTTCCCCGGCTTTGTCTGTCGCCTCGACAAGTCGGCTGCTGAGATCGTCACGGGTTGCAATTGCATCGTTGTATGTAGCGAAGGGCAGTTTTGCCGTTGCCCTGGCTTCCTCGATCAAGGCGATATCGCCAACCAGGTTGACCATGGCCGATTGATTGGCGGCCTGCTGAAAGCGGCTCGGCGTTGCGCCGGGAACGCTCGGGAGATCATTGCCGAAAGAAGCCAACTGGCGAAGTACGCGGATGATTTGATCAGGCGAGTCGGAAAGGTTCACGACCGATTGATAAAGGTCGACCAATTGCGATGCGAGGTCTCCGGGTGCGCGTACCAGGTCGGAGACCGATGCGCGGCCCTGTTTCAGGGTGCGGTTGAAATTGGTGAGCGGATCACCGGCCGAGGAAATCAAGCGGGTGGTTTGATCGAGCCTGTCCATGGCACCATTAACCAGGTCTTTTCCGGACTCGGCGACGAAGGCAGGCTTTGAGGAGGCGTTAAAGCGGTTCTTAAAGACTTTTTGAACCGCCTCAAGAGCCCCATCGGCGGAGCTGGCGACCTTGGCGCTGGTATCGGCCTTCACGGTCGGGTTCGGTTTTTTGCCCTCGGGAAGAAACTCGATGGTTAGCGTGGCCATGCCGCCGTGTTTGTCGGAATAGCTGACCTCGAAGTCATCCACCTCGGCATTGAATGCGCCGAGGTAGGTATGAACCAGGCGGCCGGGGCCTTTTTTCTCAAGCGCGTCGATAAGGTTCTGTGTGAGCTGCAGATAGTCATCGCCGATGAGGAAGGCGGTCACCGGATATTTACGCCCCTTGGCACCCAGGTCCTCGTTGAAGGGCTTCTCGCCACCGGGGAAAAAGTGACGATCGATCTGGCGTCCGCTCTTGAGCTTACCGCCCGGCATATGAAACGGCACGCCGCGAAAGCTGGCTTTACTCAGTTGATCAATCCAGCTCATCGCGCTACGCTCCCGGAAACACTACCCATTGGAGAGGGCGATAAGATGGATAGGCGAATAGTAGTGCTACTCAAAGGAGCCGCGATGGCTGCTATCGTAGGGTTTGGTACTTGGTATATGGTTTCCGATGGGCCGTGGTGGGCATACATTTTAGCAGCCTTCATCGCCGGTCTCATTACGATCGGGCGCGCCGCGCAAAGAGAAATGGCTTCCGAGTCATAATTACTCATCCCTCCACCGTCCCGCCCATGGAGATGAGCATATCCACATCGTCGTGACTGCTTTGGTTCCCGACAACCCGAACCCCGCGTGTATCGCCCTCAATCCTGAGGCGAACTTCGATCTTCCGGGCTTCGCCACTTAGCTCCGGAGATGTCTTCTTCGAATCGCTCATCATGCCGGCAGCACCTTCGCCCACGAAGGAGCCAAGAATGCCGCCGATGATACCGCCGATGGCCGTGCCGATGATCGGAATGACCGAGCCGGCCGCTGCGCCTGCCAAGGCTCCAACAATTCCTCCACCGGCGCTACCAACGCTTTTCGCTTTCTGCCCGGAGCTGAGCTCGCTATCGGTGAGATCGGAAAGCACCATCGCGCCGGTGATTGCCGCCCCGGCCGGGCCGAGAAGTTTGCCGCCGAACCGCCCCGCCTTACGCAGCATGTTTATTCCCCGTCCACCCCGAGACGCGGAAGCGATTCCGCCGCGACCGGAAATACGATTGCCACGAACTTTGTTGCGGCTCGTCCCGCCTGGCCCGCCAAGTCCACCGACCGGCCAATTGACGACGCGAACGGGCGTGGCGCTGGCAGCGCCTACAGCGCCAGCTAGTGCGGTTGCACCTTTTCCTCTCTTCGAGAAAAGTCCCCTTGTAGCGTTATAGCCTCTTTTGGCTATCCCAGCTCCTTTAGCAAGCATGGCTGCACCACCGCCCACAACCACCGCTCCAGAAGCTATTTTGAAAAGAGTGTTCGTCCCCTCGGAGCCGAGAGCGTTCAAGGCATCGGCCGCGTACTGAATCGGTGTGGTCAGATTGCTGTCCGCAAACCTTTCCCACGAAGCAGCGAGATTAGTCATTGCGCCGGCGGCGTCGTTGGCGGCTCGGGCCGAGTCCTCGAGGAGCTGTTTGCCGTCGCCCTGCACGCTGAGGAATTTCTCGTAACTCTTGAATCCCCCGGTTGTTTTGAATTCGACCGCCGCCGCATTGATGGCGCGCATGGCCTCGGCGTCGAATACGGCAGAAAGCTTCCGGCCGTCGCCGCCAGTGAGCTTGACCAAATCCTGGATGATATCGACAACCGAACGCATGCGTTTGGGGTCGTTGGGGTCCATCAATTGAATGCCGGCACCTTCGAGCATCTTGGCCTTTTTGCCGTCGTTCAAAGTCCGGATCAGGGCCTCCAGAGCTGTGGCAGCCTGTTCGGGCCCACCCACCGATCGTTTGATCATCTGCAGCGCCGCGCCCATCTCGAGCATGGCCTGGGTTCCCTTGCGGCCGGTCATCGCATAGGCGGCCGTTACCCGTTCACCCTGGCCCGCCAGGTATTGCAATGTGAAAGCACCCATTTTGCCCTGGCTGACAAGAGCATCGAGCACCTTCAGAAATTCACCGCTGTTCTCGATGTCGAACTTCTCTGCCATATCGGCGATCATTGCGCCGGCGTCGCGGCCTCGAGCGCCGGTCGCGGAAATCACCAGGCCGATGTTGCGAAGATTGTTCTCGGCCAGCTTCAGGTTGCCGGTTTTCTCAACAACGAGCTCGACCGCAGAAACCAGCTCCTTGGGATCGATGCGGATTTCCGGCGCGCTGGCTACGTCGTACATTTTGTTCTTGAGCTTGCCGATCCTGTCGGCCGTCACGTTGGCCTGAATACCGAGCCGGGTAAACCGCCGTTGATGGTTGATCAACATCCGGCCGGTGGCCGCTGCGCCCGCACCCGTCGCCAGGGCGGTGTAGCGGTTGCCCATCTTGGCGATCGCGCGACCGGCGAGATTGGCACCCCGTTTCAGCGCGGCGAGGTGGCGGGAACTGTCACGAGAAAAACGCCCAACGTCGCGCCCCATTGAGCGCATGCGTTGGGTGATGTTTCCTCGGGCGTCGACGCGGACGGATGTATTATATTCGGTTCCCACCTAACCCTCTTTCAGGCTCTTTAAATCCCAGGCGATTTCACTCAGTTGGCGAAGGGAACGACCCTCGATCACATCAAGCGCCATTCCCGTTTTTGCGGCCACCAAAAGGCAGGCTTTCTTAGCTACCTTTAGGAGGCTCCTCATCTCGCCCCCGTTCGGCGTGCGCCTCCAGCGCGATCTTGGAAGCCATATCCATTTCACCGGCTGCAGTTTGGAGAGCGAGATAGTCGACTCGCGACAGTTCGGTGAGCCGATCGGCCGTGATGGCGATATCTTTGTGAGTGCCCACACGGACGATTTGCTGGGCCAGAAGATGGCGATCGAGAAGAACGTCGGAGACCACCAAGGCCGGTTGGCCGCCCGGCAACACCACCACTTTTTCCGCCGCATCGTTGGCGGCGAACATCATGGCGGTGGAGACCTCGGTCAATTCGACCTCTTTATGGACGGTATCGCCTATCTTCCAGCCGTCATCGAGCTGTACGGTTTTCCTGGCCATCAGTTCTTCTCGTAGTCGTCGAAGTGGATGGTCATCTCGAATTCGCCATCGGAATTAACCGCGCCGACTTCGGTAACCGAGGCCTCGGTCAAGGTGTAGAGCACGTCCGTCTCTTCATCCTTGGCGACGATGGTTTGGTCCTCGATGGCCTCGAGTTCCTTGACCTCCACGTCGGCCCGGTGGGCGAACTTGCCCTTGAAATACCGGGAGTGGAATTTGGTGGTGCTGCCCAACACTTCGCCGGTCGCGCTGACTTGCGGTTCCTTCGTCTTATTGGACATTTGGAATTCCATATCACCCTTGAAGGTGAGCGCTTTGCCGTTGTGGCGCAGCGAGATCGATCCGGTGAGATTCATGTCGCGGTTCCTTTCTTGGTTTGCTCTTGTTCCGGTTAACCTTGGCGGCCGGCGACGACGGTGCCGATAACCAGGAGCGGATCAACCGGATTGACCGGGTGATATTCGTTGATGCGCTCGGGCATCTCTGAATCCTGCTCATTGCGGTAATTGGCGACGAAGAAGGCGCTGTCCTCGACGAACTCCTTTTTCTCCATCTTTTTGTAGAAGCCATTGGCCGCCGCCTGCAGGTCCTCGCGGGTGCGCTTGTTGTTCTTGCGCCGCGTCAAACGGAACTGCTCATCCACCGTCACGCGCCAGCCGTAGCGATAAGCGGAAAGCACCAATACTGTGCCAACGCTGTGAAGGGATTTGTCCTCGGCCCCGAGGGCGTTTTGAGTGCGGGTGGTCACCACACGATCAATGCGCACCTGGCTGTCGGGATCGACAAAGAAAGTCGAGATACCTTCGCCGAGAACCTGGTTGTCCTCGGTCCAGGTGAACATGTCCTCGGCGCGTGGAGGTAGAAGCCCCGCCATCGGCAAGGTGGATTGCGGCTTGGCTGGATCAAGCTCGCCAGCGAAATAGGTCACCGTGGCGGCGGTCCAAGCGGCCCACTGCCAGGCCTGTGACGGTGACGCCCAGCAATTCATGTTGATCACATGCTCGTTGTTGTGACCGGCAGCCCAACTGGTCAAGCCGGCAGGCGTGTCCCCGGCGGCCAGATAGGCCCTGCCATCGGTCATGTGGAAAGCATCGTTGCGCGTGTTGAGCTCGTCTTTGATGAGATCAAGATTTGCATCGTCGCGCCAGGGGCAAATGATGGTGGTGAACCACTCGTTGGCAATGGCGTCCAGAACCGTCGTTAGGTCCGGATTACCGGTGCCGCCCGCCATCCGGCCGATGGAAGGGCGGCTCGGCAGGGCATTGTTGAAGGCGGTCGTCACACCGGCCGGAAGCACGTGGCCCCGGCGATAGTTGACGAAGATAAGAACGTCGTTACCGGTTTCGCCTTTGTGTTTGGCGGTCAGGTCCACCTGTTCGGCAACGCCGCCGTTGACCGCTGCGATTACCGGCAGGCTGGAATCGGCATTGATGGCTGCAGCATAGGCCGTGGCGATCTCGGCGGCCGTATCAGCGGATTTAATGCCGATGTTGATGTCGGTGCCGGCAACGGTGGTATAGAGCGTCCCGGCCGCCGTCGCGGGACCGCCAAAGGTGAGTTCCAAAGTCGCCTGGTTGCCGCCAGCAAGCTCATTGATGCCAATGCCATAGATGGGCGTGAACGAGTTGGCCTTGAAGGTGGTGCGGCACATGTCGGCCAGGATCGAGCCGACGCCGGCGTAATGATCGCCTTCGTCTTCCCGGAAAATCTGGAAAAGTTTGAGCTCGGCGGCTGTGGCTGTGGCGGCGTCACGCGGGCCGATAACGAGGATTTTCTGAGGCACTAGGGGAATACCCGAGCGCATGCCGGTGGTGTCGATCCGCACATAGGTTCCCGGCTTGTCGGCAAGGGGAATTCCCGTATCGATGGGTACTAAACCGTCCATTGTTTTAATCTCCTATGATTTGGCTTTGCCGGTGGACTTAGCGGCGGGTTTGGGTTCGTCGGCTTCAACCACGTCCTTGATATTGAGGGCGCGGCGGGTGTGGCGGTCGAAGGGCCACCAATCACCGGCTGGGGGAAGGTCGCCTTTAACCTCCGGGTGGCGGGCAAGTTTGCCAGCGCCGTTGGGAGCCACATAAATGTGGGTGACCTTCTTGTTGACTGTTCGCTTCGTCATTAGGGTTCTCCTGTCAGATCGATGATGCTGGCGCTATCAACATCTGTGGAGGCCAGCGGAATGGGAGGTGTCTCATTTTCAGGGGTGGTGTCGTATTGTGAATCCAGTGCATCCACTTCGGGGCCGACATCGGTCCAGCGCTCTTCGATTGTGGCGGTTTCCAGTTTCAAACGAGCGCCGTGGCAAAGGGTGTTGCAAAACATCACGGGTCCGGACTCGATCAGCTGCAGGCCGGTTGGTTGCCCGAACCTCGGGCTAAAGACCAGGCCGCCGAGCTTCAGGTCTGCGCTGTGGATGGCGCGCATGGAATCAAGCTTGGCGTCGAAAGCGAGTTCACTATTGCGTTCATCGTCGAACGATAGGAAGTAGCGCAATTGCCATTCGTGAAGAGCGATATCATTGTCGGCGTCTTCGCGCTTCACCGTGGTCGAGCGTCGCACGAGATAACCACCACGCACCTCGGTTTTCTTTTCCGGGCCCGCACCGTCGAGATCGACCTGGTAGAGTTCCAAAAGGTCCTTTTTGTTCTTGGCGTAACGCTCCCGGTCATGGAAGTGGCCGATGTCGGGAACGGTGAGCATCTGAGCCACGATAGCGGCGCGAATTTGAGCAACGGTCGCCATCTAAGCTCTCCCGATCTGGGTGGAGATGTTGGCGACGGCCGTATCGAAGAACCCCTGAATCTGTTCTTCGTTGTCCTCGAGGCCGGTCTCAAACATGAAAGCGCCCTTGGTCCCTTCGCGGGAAATCTTGCGGGCAATGGCGAAGGCCATGCTCCGGCCTTCCTTGCCGCCCTTGCCGAGCTTCATATTCACCCAATCCTCGATCGCTTGGACTGGGGGGAAATGGGGTTTGCTTCCGAGCTCGACCGGCTCGGCATAATTCAGGGGTGAGCCCACCACGCCGACGATCGCGTCGCCCGGTGTGGTTACCCGGCTATTGATCGAACCGGCCAGGCCACCACCGGCGCCGACGCCTCGGGGCGTGTTTTCCTTGATTTCGCGCTCGAGCAACATGGTCGAGAGCATGGCGGCTTTGTAGAGCTCGGTTTGAGTGATCTCAGGAGCCCGTTCAAAGCCTTTTACAAGGATATTAGCCTGCTTCATATCAAAGGAAACATCGAGGGTTCTCATCGATTCCGCCCCCGATGGGTGAGGCGATCGCGGCCCCGGCTGGAGGCGCGGTCGAGATCTACAATTGCGCCGGCTGGTTTCGGCGCACCTGGTTTGACCTTCATCAGATCGTTGTAACGGACGCGCAGCGCCTTGGCGTTGGCTCGGTATTTGCGGGCCATATCTCCATGGTCAACGCTGTCGCTTTGAATAGTGCTGTCTTGGTCACCGGCGTGGGCGGCGGCCAACTGGTCAAACAAAGAAGCGGCGGCGTAGGAGGCGATGGCCTCCTGGTCGAATACCGGCGTGGTGTCGGTAACCCCATCCAATGTGTGGAGCGCCTTAACGGTGGCCCGCACGGTGTCATCGGTATCGATCGAATAATCATTCATGACCTGGGTTTGGCCAGGGGCGTTATACATCCGCCAATTGCGCAGGTAGGTCGGCGGGTTATTACCCACCGGATACTCAAGCAGTTCGATGGAGCTGAAACCCTGGGTCCAGCAGGCGGGTAGATCGAGGTAACAACTGCCCTTGCCAAGCAGGTCCTCGACAACGCTGCGCGGCCGGTCCTTGCTATAATGCAGGACAGCGCGGCTAATGGCGGAGTCACGCTCGGTGTCGCTGATATCGTCCTCGATATCCCGAAGCAAGCTGTCGACCAAAGTTTGAAAATCGGCAAGCGCCATAACTTAGAATTCCTTCGCTGAGAATTGCCGGTCTCTCCCGGCTGTCACACACTTTAAGGGCTGGTGTCGCCGCTCTCCCCAGCGATAGGGTTAGACGTTGACCGATTTGTACATGCCGCGATATTCGGTCACATCACCGCCATAGATGTGGCGGATTTTGTAAGTCCGTTTATCGTTGGTAAATACGGAACCGCTGGTCGGGTTGTCTTGAACGAACAACTCCGGCTCCTCATTGCCATCGAGGAAACCGATCTCAATGGTTTCGATATCCATCGGGTCAGCGGTAACGCACCAATCGTTGGCATCGGTCCAATACCAAACCGGGATAACTTCAAGACTGAGGCTTTGGGCGAAAGTCTTGTCGTTCTCCGTATTGCGGCGGAAAAGATCGACGCCCGTTTCCTCAAGCTCAGGCGGCACCCAAAGGTATTTGGGGCCGATACCAAGTGGATCGTTAGAGTCCATCTCGGTTTGCTTGAGCATCGCCAACCTTGCTGCCGCAAGTGCAGCGGCGGACAATGCTGCCGCGCCCAGGTTGCCGTGAGAAGCATGGAACAATGCGACGGCGTCATAGATGGCTGGGTTGGCCCGCAAGAAGTCGAGAACGAACTTAGACAGCGTTCGCTTAGCGGCCCGGCTCATCTTGGTCGGGATGCGCATGATCACGCCCACGTCGTCGTTCTTGATCATTTCGAGCGTTACGTCCTCGGTGCCGCCTTTCTTGGCGACGGCGTAGCTCGCCTTTTCATCGGTGGGCGAAGCAAGCGGATCGTAACTACCACCCTCGGCAACCGCCGGGAGGTCGCCGTAGCCACCGAAGCGGGTCCGTTCTTGGGTGCGGAAATCGTTGATCGGCACGATGGTCACCAGTTTGCGCCAGATATCATAGCTGGTCTGTGCGCGGTAGTCCTTCAGCAAGCGTCGGTTCATAGCGCTGCCGAGA